TAGGTTCGCCAGAACTAATCGATGCTCCAGTTTCTCCTAATCCACGAATAAAATTTGGATCCTCAAAAAGAGCTCCGAAATCAAATCCTTCGCTTTCTGCTGTTGGATCACCGCCAATAAAATCAGTTGGATCAGGTGTCATATTACTTGCATTTCTACCACCAAATAAATCTTCAAAAGCCATGTTATATCCCCTTGTTTATATTAATTTTTAACTAAATGCTCCTGCGATACCACCAACAACTCCGCCAATTACAGCCCCCCAGGGACCACCAACAGAGGCACCAGCTGCTGCACCACCCATAGCTCCTCCAAGAACTTTTTGTCCTGTTGAAGCTTCACCTCCAGCAGATCCTGCAACAGCTCCTTGAAGTGCTCCGAGATTAGCCCTCTCTTGTTCAAGAACAGTAAATGGCCACATAACATTTTTTCTGGCAAAACCATAATTAGTAGTATCAGTATCAAACTTAGTTAATATAGCAAGTTTCATAACTTCAAGATAGGAACTAACAACTCCCATATTCCAAGCAAGATGCTTACTAAACACTTCTGCTGCAACAGGTATGAGTTTATATCTTAAATTCGCATCAAACTCTACAAGATCCCTAACGCCTTCTTTCAATATCATTGCCTTACCAGCAATAAATGAGGAAGACATCACAGCATTTATATCTCGCATACCCTCTTTAAATCTTGGCATCTTACTACTTTGTATATCCGCGTCAATAATATTTCTATGTGCAATTACTACTGCTTGAATCGTATCATTATTCTGCACATCTCCAAGTACCTGATCCCATAAAACCTCTATATCCAGCCCGGCCATAAATTTTCCAAACATATCATAAAGAGAAGGAAAACTTGCCATGACATAACCAGCGCCATAAAAAGCATCATCAAAGTTAAGATCAACATAATCAGAGTAAGGATTATTATTTTTTGCTATTACTCCAAAAGCTTGGGAATTAACTAAAAAAGCATCATGCTTTTTTTCAATATAAGGAGCATATCTGGTTACTCCTGAATCACTGCTACTACCACCACCCATAATTTATCTCCCTATAAAAAATAAATATATTTTTTTGACGTACAAAGTGCTCCAACAGATAAATTAATTTCTCCAATTCGATCATTATCTGAATCACCAATAATTGCTTTACATTCAGCAGAAACAGCTATTTTGTATAAATCAGTAAAAACTTCTTTCCATGATTCATCAGCCTGTGTTTGAAAAGAATAAAGATTATTAAAATTTAAAAATTTCATTCCAGTCATTTTATTTATTTGAAACTCAATTATAATAATAAATAATATTTGATTTCCCTCTTGAGCAACAAAACAAGTCTTTTTTCCAGCAAGAAGATCTTGAAGTAATTCCAATGAATAATATTCCCAATATTCTTCTTTAATATCATCAGATCTAATTGCTGCATATTTAATTGCTTCCCAAAAAGCGGGAATTTGCTTCGTATGAATTTGAACAAGCATAAATTAATTCTCCTTTCTAACAGTATCAAGAAAACTAAATCCGTGAATCTGCCCATTGATTTTAAATTGATTAAGATTAATAGCAGCATAATCAGTCATACGGAATTTAAATTGAAACTCTATTCCATAACAAGGAAGATAAGCAATACCTCTTGGAGTGACTTTAGCCCAGGGAGTTAATGTAAAAGCAGCATCATTATGTACTCGAAAATTAATTGCTATTTCCATATCTTCAGGTGTTTTTGTACTGATCTCTATTTGATAAATATTTTTTTCTTTTCTTGTGCCCATGTCATAAGTATTAGTAGTAAAAGCAATAGAAGGAACAGTAATAGTCTCAGGACTAACAATATAAACTGTAGCATTTTTATAGCCATATCCAGTAATATTTGCATAACCTTTCCCAAGACTTTTAGTAATATAATTATAAACATAGCCATTTGTTCCATCGCAAATATAAATCAAATTATCTTGTTCATTAATAGTCATCACCGGATTATTAAGAGTCAGGAGAAATTCGGAATAATCAAGTTTAATTACAGAATCACTTATTTCCCAAAGTTGTCCAAGAACATCAATAAACCAATGAATAGTATTAGTATGATTTGAAATTTGTGCATCTCTACCTTTAGTTCCTTTATTAGAAACATTTCGATAAGACCAAGAATTCTTAACTGGTTTCATTTCTGATATTCCATTAGACCCGTAGACAATTACACCGGCATTGAATTTAAGAATATCATAAATAAGTCCTGTCCATTCCATTGGTCTTTCACCAGCAAGATTATCTGGATCTTCTTCTCTTATCGTAAAGTCAAGATACCCAATATCACTCCACTTAACCCAAGCAGTCCTTGCCATTTCAATAATGAAATCAGCATCAAGACTGTAGTTATAATCAAGACCGCTTCCATCCCACGCATTGCCAAAAACAACCGTAGCACTCAGCTCATAACCATAAGTAAGAACTTCTGCTTCAATTAAATCAGTTCCCCATCTACCACCAATCTCATAATCATAGCGTAAAACACCTTGTCCATCATTACCAAAACGATCTGGATCAAGACAATTATATGTTTGGTCAAGATCAGGATTTCGTAATGCTACTGGATAAGAACTATAAACACCCTTTATATAATAATTATAATCAAGAGTATTCGCATCAATATAAATGTTATCCATTGATCCAGATAACTCATAATCATATTCTAAAGGTTCTGCATTAATACGAATACCCATTAGATTAAATCCTTACAATTGGATTACTTATTGTTGCAATTCCACCATCCGGTTCAGTCCGATCCCCACCAAAATCAATATAACCAACAATAACTTTATCCGTCTCCGTATCATTGTAAAGAATCGCTCCAGGAGTTGCTCCAATCGTACCACCAGAAGCTGTCCATTGGACATCATTCCAAGTTATTTCAGTTAAATTAATACCATCATTCCTTGCAACTGCAACTCCTGCCATAGTCGCACCACCAGCAGTATAACCATTTCCAGTAGATAATTCACTTGCACTAATATCTGCATAATGATCATGAGTAACTGGATTAAATGTAAATCCAGATTCCATTAAAGCAATCTTAAATACATCAGCACCATAATCAATTTCTTTATTTGCAGTAAGTAATCTAATCTCATTTGATAATTGTGTTGTCATTCTTTTCTCCTTTATTTAATTAATCTAAATTCCAAACTTGTGGTTCATCATAAGTAACTACCGAAGTAATAGTTCCAGTTTCTCTTGTTAAAGCTAATTCAACGGCACCCCAAGAAACTCCATCATTAACAGATTTTAAAAATCCGAGATAATCAGTGGATATAATATAATCTCCACAAGAAGCAAAAACAAATAAATCTCCGTCATTACTCAATGACGGAAACTGATCAAACAATTGATAATATGTTGGCCATGTCAAGGTCGGTTTTGTCTGTCCAATTACATTCCATGTTGCTCCACTATCCGTACTCCTAATTATATAATTCTTATCTGTCGTATCACCTTCGCCAGTAAGTATTACTACTGCTCCATTTGCTGCAATACTTACATGATCAATGTTTGCTTCACCAGCAATCGTAGGAGTCTCTTCAGTCCAATTAGCTCCAAAATCAATACTGTGCCAAAGATAATTAACATCTGTTCCAGCAGTCTTCAGCCCGGCAATGTAAATCTTTGTTCCAGTTATATCTATATAAAGATCATTGACATTAAAAGTTGGTGTCGTTGGAACCGTTGCGATGTCATTCCATGATGCACCACTATCAGATGACTTTGCTAAATAAAAAGGCTTTAAAGTTCCATCACTATAATCATTATAAACAAGATAAAAGTTACCATCAGAATCAACATCCATAAACTGATCACTTGCTAAATGTGTATTAAGAATATCAACAGAAGATTTAAAAGTAACTCCCCAATCATCTGAACGAATAGTTTTAAGTTTTTGATAACTAATTCCTGCTGCTTTTCCATAAACTTCAAAAACAACAATTAATTCTCCAGAACTATTAACCGACATAATCCCATCACCAGGAATCCTATTCAAGTATTCGAAGTTATTTCCATCAGTATAATAATCACTATAAACTTGCTTCTTTGATGAATTACCATTAATATCAAGTTTATATAAATCATATACTTGAAAAGAAAATGATGAATCATAAGTTCGATTAACATAAAAGACAGTTTGAGTTCCAGAAACAGAGTTAATTTTCGTAGTTCCTGGAACACCAGAAGTAGAATAAGGTGTATCAAATGAGGCACTTTTAATTATTGTGCCTTCCAAATCTGTTATTTGCAAGATATAAGAATCTTCAACATCTCTATCCATTGCACCAACACCAAGTAAAGAATCCGTTTTACTTACTGCAAAAGACTGCTGCCAAATAGCACTAACCTCGGATGTTGTTTGTGTAGTTAATGGACCTTTATGCCAATGTCCACAAGGAAGATGAGCTTCATCTTGTTCAGTTTCTTTAACCCAACGAGGATTATTAATATAACCAAACTTATTCGCTTGTTCATTAAAGTTCCAAGAACCAAGATTTTTATCATCTTTCCAAGATGTCATAAAGCACCAAGTAGAGAATTAAATTTATCGTGAATAGAATCACCTAAAACAGAAACAATTTCTAAAGTAAAATAAGTAATGAATAAAAATAATATAATAATTAACAACTTATTCATTTTGGACCACCAATAATTACTTGTCCGTTATAATTACAAATAGCACTTGATGCAGAAAGACTGGAATTAACCGTAAACTCTCCCGTATCAGCAGTTCTAATAACTGTAACATCATCATTAGTCATTACAAGATATTCAATAAAATCAATAACCTTCCATGTCTTTCCAGCACTTACAGTTAGTTTAAGCACAAGACTTTCACTTGAATAATCATATATTTTTGTAGCAGAGCAAATGAGAATATAATTACTCAATACAAAAAGCTGTGGATAAGGAAACCCATCAGAAATAACATCTGTATCAATTCTACTAAGTTGATCAAGTGCAGTTACAACATCATCTTGACTAATCAACCCAGTCATTTCAGTCATTCCGTGATTATCTCGAGGAAGTCGATTATTCTTTCGCAGTCCCCGGGCAAGAGATTTATTATTTAATGTTATTGTAAACTTTCCATTCCGAAGAACTTCCATTAGATTTCTCCATTATCCAGAGAGATATTAAGATTTAGATTACTTTTCTCAGTTAATGTTTTTGTATCAAGACTTTTAACTACTTTCATTCTTTCACGAATCAATGGAACAGCCTGATCTAAAATCTTTTCATACTTCATTCCAGCATTTGCTTTGTCAATTTCATTAAGAACAGACTGGACTGTCTGTGGATCTTGTTTAAACTTTGGATATTTAGCATAAAAATCCTTAGTTAATTTACTTGTCTCTGCGAGACTCATTTGAATATTTCCAACAACCTCAGGTAAGCGAAGTAATACTTTTTCTGTTACAACAAAAACAATTCTATCAAATTCTTCATTAGTTAAACTCATTATCCTATCCCTCCATTTGATCAATACTATGACTTTCTTCATCAACAATATCAAAGTCAATTAATTGAGCATCATCTCGAATAGCACTAAGCCAGTTTTTAGCATTCTCAGTTCCACGACTGTGTGCTTCAAGTTTATAAAAAGCTGCACGAAGTAAAAGATCTGGATGATTAAAAGACCAGAAATTACTATCACTATCTGAAGACAAAATAACTTGACCAAATAGACCAATTACCTCAATAACATAAGTAGCATCAAATTGAGGACCAAATACAATACCACGGTAACCAAAGCCAGAACCTTCTACAGCTGTTTTTGAGAGAAATTCAGCTAAAGATGATTGAGCATCAGGAGAAATGGATCTCATATCCATGAGAGTATAATCACAAGGTGCTCCTGCGGTAATTGATGAAACTGGTTTATTATACTGATATTTAAATTCTGTAAGTTCTAATTTATTTAATGGCCATCGAGACTCACTATCATTGGCCCATACCTCATAAATCGCTCGACATGATTTATCCACCGTAATGGTATACTCTCCAGCAATAGGAGCGAAAAAAATATTAGCTTGACTATCTGGTACTGTTATAAGCTGGTCCAAATACTTTTGTCCTGCAGTAATATAAAAATCTGCTCCATTATCAACATAATCAACTGAATCTACTACAAGATCATAACGTCCAGACGTTTTAACAAATTGTGTTCTTACTTCTAAAAGATTCATTCTTACTCCTAAAACTCGATAACGAGATAATTCCCGCTATCGAGTCCGTTCAACATTTGAACGCCCAGTTTTTAGGACGCGGTATTATCCTCGCCAAAGCCTTCAAGGAAAGCCCAACCAATAGGATGATGAAGTTCAAGAGTCTCTTCAGTCAAATACTCTTCCTTAATACCATCACGTCGGGTATAACCAGAATTGGTTTTGCCAATTTCCTCAGAGATAAAAGCAGTATCTCTGGTACGCAGTGGTCGCCGTTTGATATTTTCAGGTTCAACAATTACCATAACCTTACGCATAGTAATTTCATAATTAAACAAAGGATGCGTCATCAGAGCAATAGAACCCAGAGGAGTGATCCACTCACGGACTTTGATACCATAAATTGTAGTATCAGGACCCCACATGAAATCACCATTATTCTGAACAAGTTTCTGAATGGCCATCAAGGCACCATTACCAACCCAGGCCATTTTGTTAACATTACCATACAGGAAGATAGTCTCAAGTTGTGCATTCAACCAATCTTCACCACCGGAAAGCCAGGATTTACCAGCATAATTCGAATCAGTAACATAATTGCTGACTGTTCCAGCTGGGCCGCCATGACCATCATAAGATCCACGAATAGCAGGAATGATTCCCATCATGGTTCGTTCATGCTTGTTATTTTCTCCCATAACACTGGTAGGCACAGAGAACCAATAAGCTTTTTCACGTTCCATGGAGTGGGTTTTCAGACATTCTTTCTGTTTCTTCGGATAAGCTTGAGGATTTGTTCTGAGCTCAGTTGCAATTGCTGTGCCAGTAATTTCCAAAGGGGTTCTGAAAATCTGAGTATTGTTATACCACTCAGTAGGATCATAGGCAATGGCATCAGGCATACCAGCACCTTCAGCATTCATGTTACCAGAAACAAGAACTCTTGTGGCATCGGCCATAGTGTTACTGGTTCCATTATCATCCGCCTCAAGAAGTTTGAGTTTCAGATAAGAAGAAGCTCCATTCTTAACTCGCTCAACACACTTAGTTACAACATCTCCTGCAAGATCAGCAGCAATTCTCACGGTTACCTGATGACCAACACGAAAATGACCAACATCAACTTCTGTTGGAAGTTTAACATAAACACTATCTCCTGCAGCACCACCAGATACATAAGCAACGGACAAAGCAGAATTTGTATAAATATTAGTAAGCGTAGCCGCTTGAATAGGCAGACCCTGAGTCCACCAATGAATTTTTACTGAGTTCGTAGGATCTGATCCCATTTTTGACATCATTGCTGTCAATGGAGCATCACCATTTGGAAACAAATATAAAATTGTCTCATTCCAATCTTCAGGCATTTGATTCTCAACCCAATCGCCTGTACCTCGCATACCAAAAAAAGTAGGTGGAAAAATATTTCCCATAACACAACCTCCAAATATATAAAATTATTAAAAAAATTAAAATTAAGTTTTACGCTGCCTGAGTTACCAAGCTAAATTCAGCTGTCGCTGGAGTTCCTTTGTTAATATAAAGACTACCGGTACCAGCTGCAATATTATTATCAATAAACATACAGCCTTGAGCATAACCTGTTGAAGCATCTGCAGGAACATCTGGACCGGAAGCCCAAAGAATATTACCTCCTTCATCACGGACATAAACCAAAATATCTCCGGTAGTTCCAGCAGCTTCATTACCAAAATCCTCTCCAGCCAAAGTAACTTGTCGAGCAATTAGACTTCTCATAAGTTACCTCCTTATTGAAGACCGCATTCAAATGATTTAAGAACAACAGCACCAGGACTTGTTGTAGCCTGCAAGAAATAAAGAAATGGTACAACAACTTCCGCATCATCAAAAGTAAATGCAGCAACAGTTGCAGGAGTACCTTCATCAATTTTATACGTCACCACACCTGCAGCAGAAACACGAACTTCTAATTCATGCTCAGCTGCATCAGCCCAATCTTCTGTTGTATCAGTTACTGTTGTAGTTCCAGCATTAAGAATAGTTTCAATTGTGACATTACCAGAGATAACATTTAATGCAGCCATTTCATCATAATCATCAATATTTGCCTGATAGGCTTCAACTTTTCTAAAGCCAAAAGCACAATCATCTGTACCAGAAACATCAGCAATAGTGAAACGCATCTTAGCATAAAATGCTTCATCCGTACCAACTATAAACATACCTTTGGTTCCTGCAAGAATACCAGGACAAAGCTCAACACCATCATTATCAGTCTGATCCATACCAATATCTAAACCATTGGCAACTTGAACCGGACTAACAATTGTTTGGGTGCCAAGGATATGATATTCAAACATAGAGTTAAGAAGTCGCAAGAGATTTTCATCTCCTCCAGTTCCTGTTGCAGCTCCTGCACCGTTTTTAGCTACAGCAACTGGAGCAGCATCAAAACTTTCCCGAATAAATTTTGAGTTAACTTCTTTTACCGGACCATTAACATCAGCACCACCTGGAATATATGTAGGTATTTCCTGACCAAGAGTTGTAAAAAATCTTCCTTCTTCTGACATAAGTTTCCCTCCTAATTATAGATCAATCATACTTGTGATCATTTTTTGTGTTGTTGTTTTGTTTACTTTCTGATTTCGTTTTTTTGAGTTACCTTTATTCGAAGGAAATGCAGGATTAGGATCACTCTCGGACTCCTTATTCTCATTTTCCTCTTTTGCTTTAGGATCGATACCTAAAACTTTATATGCACGTGACGCAGCTTCTTTAAGAATTTCAGCCGGATTAAGGGGCTTGCCCAAAGCTTTATATTCTTTAAGAACACCTGATGCCACAGTGGATACATAATCTTTAACTGGTTTTAGTTTCGGATTATCTGAAAAAAACTGTTTTTGTACAGCTTTTTTCTTTTCAGCTTGTGACATAGATGAATTTACAATATCTGTGACACTGGCAGTTGCGGTAGTAAGAGTAGTTTGACTCTGATAATCTAAAGCATTTTGCATAAAAGCTTTCATTGCCTTGCGTTCATCGTCATCCCAATCCATGGCCTTAGAAAGATTATTAAAAGAGTCATTTTCAAAAGGATTTTCTAATTCTTCATCCTCTTCATCAGAAGATTCTTTTTTCTCAATAATAGCCATAAGCTTAGCAGTTTGATCTTGAGAAGCTTTAAGTTGTTCTTGTATGGCAATGATTTCAGGAGAAAGGGTTTCTTCTTTTTCTTCTTTTTCTTCTTTTTCTTCTTCAGAAGACTCTTCTTGCTTTCCACCACCACCACCTTTTAAATTTAAAGTATCAAAAAAGGTTTTTACATTCTCACTCCCTTCTTCATCCTTCTCACCATCACCATCTTTTTTAAAAAATTTCAGTTTGCTTGGGTTAAAAATTAACATTAAAATTCTCCTTCGTCTTCTTTCAAAGCATCTAATAGATTAATAAAAACATCTTTTAAATCCAGAGCCTTTCTCTTAGCTCCCCTAAATAAATCATAGTGTCTGCCAGTATACTCTAAATCTGGATCAAACAAAGCATTATCTAATAGTTTTATTTGAATGTTTATTTCACGTAAATAATCTTGATACAACGCACTTTGCATAAACTTCTCAATTTCAACAACAGAAGAGTTTACCATAAGCATATTATCATCTGGAATAGGCATCCAATTATTATCTAATTTTTTAGTCATTATACCGCCTGATCAAAAGGAATTAAGTTACCTTGCTGTACTTGTTGTTGTACCTGTTGATTCGATTGTACTTGTGGTTGAATATTTCCTCCACGAGCAACAAATTCATTTACATTCTTAGCACCTGCATTTCGTGCAATATGTTTAAAAATTCTAACTATATCAAATTCTTGAGCAAGTTCTGGGCTTCCAACTATATCTTTAAATAACCTCAACCAAACTTCAGAATAATTACCATTAGGTAATGATCCATCACGGACAATAATATCGTGATTTATATTCAAATCTTTCGGAGAAACAATCATTCTTCCTCGATCAATAGAATGACCATATTCTTGAAGAAGTACATCTTGCCAATCACCAGCAACATTGATGTATTGTTTTTTAGTCATTACTTGTTTAGTATGCCAACCGAAAAACTCTCCTATATCTTGTATACCTTGGACTCCAATTATTCTTGCATTACGCTCAAGTCTGGATATTTTCCCTGCTGCAGTTCCTTGAAATTCTGCTTTAGTGACTCTTTCTGGCCCACCTTGTCTTTGCATACCCATTGCTGAATCATCAGTGCCCGAAAGTGTTTGCATTCCTGATAATAACCAACTTGAATCTGCAATATTCCCTCGAGTGATATCTGTTACTTTAAGCTGCTGAATTGCATCGCCGATCTTACCTCTACCATACGCAGATCGCCTCATACGAACAAGTTTACCGGGTTTTGGATTTCGTAAATCCCTGGAGTTGATTAAACTTGGATCATAAATCAAAGTATCATTAATTGCTTTTCTAACATTGGCAACATGAGAGTTTAATAACCAATCAAGTAAATTCTGCATTCCTGAAAGCATTTCGATTTTACTAACAGGAGAATTACTATAACCATCAAAATCCGGTACAGTAGAGCAAACTGGGATAAGCTTATGATCAAAATTGGCTTTTCGTGCAGCTAAGACCACTGCATCAGAAGCAATTTTAAAATACCATATTTCAGGCTTATCTGAGTTACTGAGATTATAATGTGATGGAATGAGCTTGATATATTTTTCAATAATCGTATACGGAGTCCGACCTACATAATTATACTTTGATCCACCGGATTTGTAATATCTACCAGAGTTATCAATCTGATAAATACTTGTTCCAGTTTGGTCGAGTCCTTCTAAATACTTTACATTAAACAAATGTTTGGGACTGGCTAACTCTTCTTCTAATAAACTCACATAATTATGATCACTTACCCAACCAAAGAACTCACCATCTTGAAGCTTATCCGCTGAAACATGTGGATCAGGAAGTACTCGATAAGGATCAAGATTAAGAATTGCATTGCCTTCAAATGTAGGTGTTTTCTTCCATACAGGTACAACATAGCCAACACCATAGACAAAAGCGTCTCGGAACATAGTATGAAGATTAAGAATGTGCTTAAACTTATTTGAATGAAGTGATACAATCTTTTCGAGTAGTATCGCCCCTACAACATCTCGAGGACCAAATCCAGAATATTGAAAAATTGGATCTTGAAAGAAAGCACTCATCATATAAGAAAGTAATGTCTCAAGAATCGCATAAGAATGAGGATAAACAATAGAAACAGGTTTTCGATCATCATTATATAAAACATTCTTTTCTTCATTATCCACTCGTTTATAAGCTGTCAAAGTCTTATCAGATTCCTGCCAATTCGTAAAACGAGAGTTCATATGCTGAGATGAGTTTGTTGCATATTCTAATACCAAATCAAGAATTGTATTATGTAATTCTGATCCAGGTTTAAAATTCAATCCCGCAGGATATTCGTAATCAATATCTTTCTCATTGATTGCTTTCACATCTCTTCGAGATTGCACTGCACCATATATTATACCAGTCATTATACTATACTCCCATCACCAAGTAAAAGTTCTTCTTGATCAAAGTCATCTTCCAATTCATCCTCCGCGTCAATATCTGCATACTCATCATCATCATAATCATCTTCCTCTGCCTCAAAGAAAAGAAAAAACATATTAATCAAAGCAGTAATATAAGCCAAAGCGTCGATTAAATCTTTTCGTTTACTTTTTGGATGCCATTTAAGTTGATTTTCCAATGCTATACAGTTACTTGTATTATGATAAATTTGTCCTTGAGTGTAATAGTTTGATAAGGCATTTGAAATTCTTAAATCCTTGTTTCCTCGGGCATTAAGTTCTACATACTCAGAGGAAATCCCACGAATTCTAATTTCATTTCGAATTGGTTGTGAGATGAACTCATGCAAGCCGGTAACTTCAACAGCTAAATATCTCGCATTATACAATAAACATTGATTAAACATTTGATCATATAAATCACTTGGCTTTACTTTCTTTCCCCATGAGTCACGAACAAAAATCTTCCTTGTCTTCCGGTGAATTGATACAACCATCACTGCAGACTCAGCACTAAGAGGATTAATTGTTCTCGCTGGATCAACAATAACCAAGGTAATCAATTCTCTCACCGGAATCCGTTCCGTCTTGATAAGATCATTCTCGAGTCCGTTCAACATTTGAACGCCCATAAGTTGACTTTGGACAATTAAATGATCTCCCGCTTCTTCATAGTGCTTGAATGATTCTGGTTTAAAAACAGCGTCTTTTAAGGAAATAGGAATATTCATAAATTCCATATAAAAAAGATCTTGCTTTCCTTTTTCTTCATGCTCTGCGTATTCCTGTTTGATTTCTTCTGTGCTCATATAATCTGGGTCATAAGTATTAAAATCCAGATCACATATACTAAGTACACCATCAGGTGTATCCGGGTCTAAATTAGGAAAATCACTTACATCCAACCAATCAGATGAATTAATAAGAAGCTGTAACAAAGCATCTTGATGTTTAATTGTATCGATATATAAAAACTCTGCTCGCCGTCCTTTATTAATTCCATCACGTTCTCCATATTTAGATTCAGATTTCATTAAATCAGAAAAGAACCAGTTAGAAAGTTTTTCTCTTTGTTCATCAGAACGAATATTATCTGTATTTTCTAAGTCATCAATAACAAATAATCCTGGACGATGACCCATCCAGTTCTTACCTCGAATTTGCTGTCCTGCACCACGAGGAAGAACATATACATCACCATAAGCTACCCAAGATTCTTTACTAAACCCTTCTTTAAAGCCTTTTTTAGAAAATGTAACCTTACCAAAGATTTGATTTAAATACTCATTCTCAATAAGCAACCTCTTAATATGTTCTGTTGCTTCAATTGCACTACCAGAAGAATTACTTATATAGGTTATAAAACGACGCTCACGAAATACAATTGCTTTTATGCAGCGTATTTTAGCAAGCGTCGTTTTACCCAAGCCACGGGGAGCAGCAAGAGCCTTTTTAAGTTTCTTTGGGTGATCCATAACAGCAAACATCTTATCATGAAGAATCGAGAACTCACTCGTAACTTCATCAGGAAAGAATGTTTTTGCAAAAACTTTAGTGCTGGCTTGACAGCGCAGTAAAAGCTCTTGCAACTGAGGATCATATTTGTCAAAAGAAAAAATCATTTAATCATCACCATCTTTTATAAATCCTTTAAACAACGGACAAGGATAATCTCCTAATGTTTTTGATTTTGGAACATAACTTTTAGCATACTTATCAACTATTTCTTTTGGTAATACTAAGAAATGATAATGACAAAAAGGCCACTTATGATTTCGTTTAGACTTTCTTATGACAATATATTTATCATCTTTAATCATTGCTAATACAGCAAATAATAAACAATTATTAAGCTTCACTTTCCTTCTCCTATACTACCTCTACATAAATTTCAATATATTCAGTATCTACATATATTACCATTTATATTTCCTCCATCTCAAGTTCTTGTACACTAATTAATTTATCAAGCCAGCATTTAATTTTTAGGTACTTTACCTTTTTCTTAATATCTTCTAACTTAATTTCTTTATTCGCTTTAATTTTTGCCTTATAACCAACATGACTATCAACAACAAAATAATAAGCTTTTGCACCATGAAGTTCGGGCATCCAATAATGAGACATAATATGAGGTACTTTTATTTCGTCACCAGTAGCTGGATCAATACCAATTACTTTATAACCCTCAAGTTCTTTAAATCTTATTATAACATCCTCAAATTTTCCAATAAATCCAGATAAACCAATGTCATCAAAGTCTTTTTTACTATAACTTAATTTATTCGCAAGACAAATACTAAGTTCACTTACTGTGTGTTGAGACATAAGAGCATGAATTATCTTCCTGCCGTCTTTAAGTTCAGCAACTTCAATAGCTGCAATTAAGAACTCTGGAGTTATATATTGTATCTTATCCATAATTTAATCACCTTTAATGAATAGTTACATTACGAACAGTAAAAGTTATTGTCTGTTCCGCCGTACTTTGCACTGCAAACCAAATCCTATCATTAGCCGAAAAACTCATAAGACCATTACCACCAATACTACCAACATCTGTATTGTTACTAAGAAGTCTTGCTGCGAGAGCTTTAGTTGACTGAATCTTATTTACAAAAGGAGTAATTAATGATGTTTGAGTATTATTTAATGATTGACTGAAACTCGCATTCCAGACACCACGATAAATCCCAGTCTTACTAACCAAAAGATATGATCCCATTTGCAATGGTGCTGCTTCCTCACCTACATATGCGATATCTAAAGTGAAATTATTAGCATCAATCTTTGTAACTTCTCCAACTCCCACATGATTTGCTGATTGAACTGTCACATAATCACCCGTGAGAAGTCCGTGATCTGTGTCAGCAATATTAATAGCTGCTCCTGCTTCAGCAGTTGTTACATTTCCTGATCCTTCTTTTCCTGCTACAAAGGTAAAATTATTATTTAAGTGCGGAGCTGCTCCAGTGATATTAGCATGAAACATTCCATGCCATTCATCAGTAGAATTAATCACTTCTGATGCCGAACTCCCATAAACATTTCCCATTTCACCATAGTCGGTAATACCTGTCTTAAGTCTTTTCTCAACTCCTGCACCGTCTTGAAAGTATACTTCATTATCAGACTTAGTATAAACAGCACCTTTACTACCTTGTGCTGTCGGAGTAATTGTTTCGTCAAGATACAGCGTACCCTGTTCACCTGTATCAATATCTATACCATAAGTATTAAGAGCATCCTCTAAAGAAACTGTTCCCATTTTATTCTCCTACAAAAGTTACATCAAGTTTTGGTATTGTTACAGTAATGTCATTTGTTCCGTCGCCTCTGATCCAGATTTCAATTTCGTCATCAATTGATAATTCTGCCAAAGCAGTTATTGATATATTCTCAACTTTAGATAATACACTAAAGGTATGCGGTGTTACTTCATGTGAAACAATAGAGCCATTTAAAGCAAGGCCATAAAATAGCTTACATGCTTTATTTACTTCTAAATCCGAAACTCCATTCATAACAAAGACACCGCCTGATATTGTCTTTTTCAAAGTACCTGTTGTAACTGAAAAACCGGTAAGTAAATTCCCAACCATGTTCGGAACTTTTACCCAAGTAATACCATCATCATTTAAGTTTACATCTTCAGGAGACGTTAGGTGAATTTCACCTCTGTGTGGAGGAGTATTTATTCCAATGTTTTCTAGTGCATCATTTAAAGAAATTGTTCCCACGGTTCCTCCTAAGCATAAATAAAGTTACCATCTCCATCATTTACATAATCACCATTCTCATCAACTACCCAATTACCTGATGGCGGATCACCTTCAGGAGCAATTGCCCATCCCGGATCAGGCTCAAAAATTATCCCACCAAGTTTAAACCAGTATTCATTTTCCCAACCGAGACTTAGGTTATCCCCAGGATTAAATGAACCATCAAAATCCACGACTGAAGAATCCCAGGTTGTGGTTCCGTCTGTTACTGAGAGGAACATTTTTGGTTGGTTGGTGGCTTTGATTGATACGTTGTCTATAGTTACGTCTGTTGGGATGCTATTTCGTTTGATTTTAAAATCTGTTGTATCTGCTGTAAAAGAACCAGTATTATTTCCTATAGGTAAAGCAATATTACCATTTCCGTCAGGGTCAGCTAATAAAATGCTTCCTGCTGAAACGTCTGTGACCTCGATAGAATAATTATACGTTTTACCTATTTCTAAAATCGCTTGCTTTATCTGGGTTAATTCACCTGTACTTATAATCCTACAAGCACCTGAGTTCTCAGTAACATTACTCGTTGCATCTCCAACTTCCGTTACTGTCCAGTCATCAGGATCATCACCAGTCCAGTCAGCAAAATCCCCATTAACAACCTTCTCAGCACTCAGCGTGTCATCTGCTTTCGGACCCCATTGGGCTGTTATGTCGTAGGGGGTTTGGGCTTGCCAATGGAACAATCCAGAAGATAAGAAAGTAGTCCCATCATAAAGGCGTATAAATGATTGAGTCCCAAAGTCTAAATCTCTACGTAAATACAACATCATATCTACTGACTCATTGGGAGATATGATGTTCATATTCTCTGTTTCACTTGTTAGCCCATCATCCCAATCAAACATCGGAGTCCAATCCTTGATGGTCATCTTGGCTTGGGCTGGGGAGATTTGTTTTACTGAGAAATCATCTACATACCAAAACTCACCGGATACCGTGTCATTATCAGCTTGTACCCATAAAACACGCTGTCCCCCATCATCAACAAACCTACCTGTTAGCTCAACCCACGTATCTGTTTGCGTCGTGGAATCCAGGACATCAGTGGAGTAACTATTATCACTGTATAGTAATCGTAGAGTATCTACTGTTTGCCCTGAAGGGAGATATACCCAAGCGGTAAACTCATATGTATTGCCAGATACAAGCCCACAATTAGAGGCATTCAAAAATCTTGTTGCTGCAAATTCAGATGTGTCTGTCTTAACCACTTTCAAGGATTTACTGCTGGAATGCGCTTGCTCTGTGCTTTGTGCAGAAGTTGAATTGTTATGATTTATTGAAACCGCGCCCATCGTGGGAACCGCAAGTTCAACATCACCATTAGTAACCAACTCCGGACCATCAGCAACCCCATCCAGAGCGTCAAGCAATTTACCTTCAATACTGTACTTAATCCCCTCATCATCATCAGAGTAATTCAACGGGATGGAAACCGGGGAGGTTGTATTATTGATTACAGGCGGTAAAGGGTAACTTGATTGAGTTATGTTTATTGTGTCTATGTAGACTTTTGACCAGTTTGATGAGTTCCTGTCTTGGAAACCAAACGAAACGTTTCCTCCACCTGATTTCCCGAGTATAATTACGCTATATCGTTTTCGTATCTCTGTAAAACTCTTTAGTGTAAAATCCCCTGTCTCAGATAGACCATGTGATATAGCGTAATTATCTAACTGTCCCTCTGTAGCAACTCTTGCGTAAAAAGAAACTACATA